TTTGAATGAGGTTAAGGGAATTAATAGATTGACTTATGATATTTCTTCTAAACCACCTGCTACTATTGAGTGGGAATAATACAAGTACATACAATATTCTATTGATTTTAAAAGAAAATCTATTTTAATATTTTGTCTTTGGTTCTAAAATGGTTCTATATATAAAAAGATGAAGAAAAAGCCCAGCTAATAACTGGACTTTTTTTATTATTTTATCTCTTTGTCAAAATCTTCATCTTTTAATTTCTGTGGTTTTATATTCTTATCATCAGCACACTTAGAATTACACTTATCCCCTTTACACTGCTCAAGTGCTATTTTAAGCTTTTCAGGAATAGGTACTCCTAGTTTACTTGCATTCTCTATAACTGATAATATTTCAGTTGCTACATAGAAGATTATAACTAAATTTCTTATACCAACATTTGGCACTAACTGCTCAATAACTGTGGAACAAGATACTATTATAAGTATAAAGACTTTTTTACTTATTCCTTTATATGCTCTTGTACTATTAACTGATTTAGTAATGTAACCAACCCATAAGCCAGTGATATAATCTACTAACATTAAAAAGACAAGAACTTTTACAGATAAGTCAAATCCACCAAGAGCCCAAACAAGAACAGAAATCCAACTGGTCCATATCATAGCTATTCCATTTTTTGCATTAATAAAAAAATCTTCCATTTACTCCCCTTTCCTAAAATGGCTAGCTCCAAACATTCTAACCATTCTATACATTAAATTTCTTTTGATTACACCTACTCCCCATTCTTTCATAATCTCTAAGAATATCTTATCGGCTTCTTCTCTCGTAACATCAATTTTACATTGATTTGAATATAACCAATCATGGACAACTGCTGCTCTTCCATGTTTACCATAGCTATTTATTATGTTTCTAAATATTCTAGGTACTGATGCATAATCTGTTCTAAAACCTTTTGGAACTCTTATAACACCTCTTGATGTTTTATAATAATAATCTTCCATAACTTCCCAATACTTGTCATCAATCGGCATAGTATTTAATCTAGTCATTTCCATACTTTTACCTCCTTATCTTCTAAATTGAACATTATCAGCTGTTCCTAGTTGAAAGTGTACAGAGTCTTTTTGCTTCCAATTTCCTCCCCATACTATTCCATATTTATCAATAAGACCTTTACTTTTAGCAATGTCATAAATAGCTTTATAGTATTTATAATCCCAGCTAGCAACTGTCTTTTCTTTTTCTTCTCCAGTTTTCTTATCAGTATATTTTTCTTTTTCCAAAACAGCTATATCAACAGCATATCCATAACCATCAACTTTTACTTGATGCTTTGATTTTAAATTATAACCATCACACCAACTAACTTTTGGCTGTTTTTTTCCATTCTCATCAACTAAAATTGTTCTTCCTTTTTGGTACTCACGATTTTGCTCTTCGGCAGTTCTAACTCCACAAGTGATTTTAAAATCATATGGCGACTCTTTTATAAGTTCTTTCATAAAATTTACTACATTTGGATGAACCCCAATCATTTTTTCTAAACTTGAATTTGATAAACTAAACATATTAACCTCCTATTCCATAACCCATATATCTTTTATTGTTAATGGTTGATTACTTTCTGCTGAAAGCTCACCATTATTTATTTTTACTGTAATTCCACCCTCAAATTGTTGTCCAACTTTGTAATTTGAAGTATTTTCTTTTTTGAAAAAATAAACTTTTAATTCTTGACTAAATTGTATATAAGTAAGAAATATAATTTTCCAATCATTTCCAATTTGAATATTTGCTGAAGTAGATACCTGTGATATAGTATATTCTCCATCTACTTTTCTTAAACTTAATCCACTTTTTATAGTTGTTTCTTTTTCTGTGTTATCATTTAAAGTTATTTTTAATTTATTATCTGCATAAGATAAATTCTTAATTTTAGCATTATCTATCTTAGTGTTAAATTCATTAGCTTTTTCATCAAAATGAGTAGACACTGATGTTTCAATTTCTTGATCTAATGTTTTAACTTTTTCTTGATAAATAGTTTCTAAATCTTTTGTTAGCTTAGTTTTAGTTTCTTCTGCTGCAGCTTTTATTTCCTCTGTTCTTTTAGATATTTCAGCCTGTACAATAGCTTTTACCTCTTTATGTTGGAACTCTTGCCCTACTTCAAGTTTTTTAGTTTTTATTATTATGTCATCTAATGATATTCTGTTTGCCCCCTCTATAATAGTTGCTTTTAGAGTAGTCCAACCACCATTAACAAAAACACTATAATGAATTGGAAATAAGGCTTCATCTTTTCCAGATACAACTATTTTTTCAACTTGATAACTTCTATCTGGGAGTATATATTTAAGTTCTAATTGCTTTCCCTGCAGTGTTTCTGCTCCAAACATATATATAAACTTTAATCTTATATGAGGAAATCCTCTATCTCCTACTGTAAACACATGACTATCTAAGACTTCGCAACGATTTGAATAAACTAAGACATTTGTTATATGCTCCATTAGTTACCACCTGCCATAAATTCTTTAATTTTAGCTAAATATTCATCTTTATTTATTAATTTAGGTTCTTCTAATAGCTTAAAAAAGTTCTCTGTATCATATACAGATTGAACAAAATTACTTCCATAAAACATTAATTGAACTAACTTTACCATATCCATTTCATAACCAAAATCATCCTCAAAGTACCAAGTTCTTGTTATATCTTTATGTAAGAAAGTTTTTACAAGAAACATAACAAGGGCAGTTATAGCCATAAATGTAATGTCTTTAACTCTACATTTTTGCCTATGTTTTACACCCTTTATCTCATAATCAAATCCATAATCAAGTATTTCATTTTTTATGATATTAACTTTATTATCACAATATTCTTTGAATCCCTTGTTATCTTCAACTACCCATTTTTTATTCTTTAAAATGTGATAAGGGCTAGGTTTATCTTTTATGTCATATAACATATCTTCAGTTGCTGAATATTCCCAATTATCAGGTATACTTTTCCCTTTAAACTCCACTAATACCCCAAAATTTGTTATTTCTTTATAGTTTGGTATTTGATTTTCTGTTTGAAATATAATTACTACTTCTCCATTTAGTAAGCTTTCTTTATTTAAGTAAAAAAACATTTTAATCCACCTCCATAGCTATGTATTGTACTTCTCCACTTCCAGTTGCAGATGATATAGTTGAAGTTTCTGCACTTGCTGTTATTGATAAACCTTTAAAATGAGCTTGTGTTAAATTAAAAATTACACCATTGAAAGCATAATGCATTTCTTCTTGCTTACCATTTTTATCTCCACCAACAGACCTTGTATAGTATAATTCTCCTTGCACTTCTAATCTGCTTTCTAAAACAGCAATTTCTAATGAATATCCAACATTTGTTCTTCGATAAAAATTTTTAAGAATATTAAGTTGTGAACTTATATTTAATGAATTAATTGTGTATTCTACTAGAGTTACACCTAAAAAATTATAATTAAATCTTATCCCAAAATTTTTATCAAATATTATTTCTCCGTTTCTTCTTACCTTAACATTTACAATTGGGCTTCTTACAATGTTTATGTATTTCCTTTTATGCCTTGATTTTTCATTAAAATTAAAATTACTTATATCAGTAGCTTTTATATTTAGTCCTGATATCTTATTAAGTTCTCCTTTAAAATAAATACTATCTGTAAAACCTGTTATTCCTAGCAAAGTAGAAATAACAACATTATTCATACCCCAACGAGTTCCAACAACTTTAATTGGATTAGCTTCTCTATAATCTTCATTTGTTCCACCAACATAAAATCTATATTGAGTTCCATTAATATGTTCGGCATAACAAAATATACTTGCCATATTTTTACCAAAATTTGCAGATTTTACAGTTGTCAAAACTACCATAGGTTGTTGAAATCCATCAAAATTTACAACACCTTTTCCTTTGCTATCTGTTGATATAGTTCCATATCTAATATTTTTAATTCTAGTTAACCTTTGTCCATTTCTATAAAAATCAATAGAGCCATTAGCAATAGTTATAACTTCATTTGTCCCTCTACTTATAAATCTTGCTGCACCATCAAAATTTGTCCTACCAGTTATAGTAAAATCTCCATTTTCTAACGAATTACTAACACTAGTTATAGTTTTTCCATTCTCTACAACTCTTGCTTGTTTATTTTTGAATTGAATAAAATGCCCTGTTGCTTCATCTCCAACTTGAAAAGATACATCCTTATACTTCTTATCTGTTATATCAGTAACTCCCAGTAAAATTTGAGATGTTACAATGTTAGGATTAGCCGGGTCTTTAATATTTAAAGCAACTCTATTATTTGGGTTTTCTGCTTCAAATTGTCCTAACTTATCAAAAGTTACATGAGCAAGTTCTCCATTAAGACTTCCAAACTTTTCTCCATCATTTAACAAGTATGCTCCAACCTTATCGGCTGTGCCTTGTAGCTTTATAATGTTTCCATCAATAGAGTTATACATTTTCATAGATGGTAAAATTTCATCTTCAGATATAGAATTCCATACTCCGTTATAAAATTTCTTCCATACATTCGTGTTGGGGTTTAACCAAATATCATTTTCTTTTACATCTGATGCATTAGGCTCTGTTTTCTGTTTAAAAAGCTTACTTCTTACATCTCTATCTAATAATTTTAGATTTTTACTATTTTCATCTATCTTTTCTTCCAAAGGCTTTAAATCTACAAAATTAGTATTACTTTTTCCAGATAAGGTACTTGAATAAGTAAATTCTCCGTCATTTTCAACACATTCAGCCTCTACTCTCATATTGAATTGTGCTGCTTTTAAAGATATTTGGATATTTGTTACTCTTACAAGAGTGCTAATATCTTCTAGTTCTAAGCTATATACTTCTCCTAATTCAATATCTTTTAGAAAATAAGTATTAAAATTAAAAGTTCTATTGTTTAATATTTGTGCTTTATACTCTGATAATGCTATGTGTTTAGCTAATTTTTCTGTTTGAACTTCTCTATTTTTTTGTATAGATATAAAATTCTCCTGGTATTTTTCTATTATGTTAGGATTCTTAATAACAGCCTCATTATCTTGATATTTCACAAGTGGTAAGCCTTTTATTTCAAAGTTTTCTATATAAAGTTTATAAGGATATGGATTAAAAAACTTAACTATTGCCTGTGTTTCTTTCCACTCCTCAATTATGTAATGTGTGTCTTTCACAAGTGAAATATCTACTTTACTACTTACATCATCTTCTCTTGTAAAATAATATGCAGTACCTTTTGTTAAAGTTGGATTAGATACACTTGAAGTTGTATAAGTTATTCTCATACTTTGTATATCCTTAGTTCCAATGGGTTTATTCTTATCAACTATTATTTTTTGAGCTAAATTAAAGACAACTTGATTTTCTAATTTAATAAATCTATCATAATTTACTCTTATTCCATTGTATAAGGTACTTTTAAAGACTTCCTCTACCTCAGTGATAATATTAGTCCTATCAAATTTTAAAACCTCATTTAACATAAAATTACGAGGTCTTGAAAATAATTTTTTATTCTTAATATATAAAATGCTGTCAGTAGCTTTAATAAATCTTTGTAAAATATCAACCCATCTTTCATCTTGTTCAAATAAAACAAAAGGTACTCTCATTAAACTTCCGTCATTAAAAGCTATATCTTTAAAATCAATTTGGTCCTCTCTAAAACCTAATTTATTTGCAACGATATGGAGTAAAGAATTATGTTTATCATTTGTATTACAAAAAAACAAATCGAAGAAAACCATTGTTTCTGGGACTACCTTATCAAATAGCCTGTCATAACTATCTTTAATAGAATATGTAAAAGTTTCTTTTCCTGTGTAACTTTTATTTCTTCTTTCCAGAGTTGCCATTCCTTGTAGTTCATAAAGTAAATTTCCAACTTCATCTATAACTTCTATCTTTACTTCATTTCCTGTATCAACTAATTTTTCATCGAGTATAAAACTAGCATCCATAGAAGAAATTTCGCTAGTTTTAGGTAAAGTAATATCACAACTATCTATATAATCTGTAATATCGCTATCCTTAGATATGTTAATTATCTTGGCCACATATAAATGGCTATCTATTTCCATACTTAACTTTTGCATTATTCCTCCTATGGTGCTACTTTTGGTTTTTTAGTCCAAGCTTCTATACCAATATTTACACTTTTTAAAATTCTTCCCTCTAAATCATCTACTCCATAAACTTTTTCATAGAAATTATTAGTAACCTTTATTTCTACATTAGAAGACTTGTCTTGATAGTAAGCATTACCAAGTTGATTATCTGTTTTATCTTTATTGTTAATTGCATCAAAGCCTCCTAGTCCATTACTTTCCAATCTATAACCAAAATCTTTTAATTTATTTTTAATGATGTTAAATGCTCCCTCAAATGTACCTGCCTTTTCTATTTCTGCTTTCATATCTTCAGTGTTTACAAACTTAGATATTAAACCTTGATACACTGAACTTTCTGAAAATGCTTTTATTAAACTAGCCTTTGTACTTTCATATAAAGACTCTCCAAGACTTTTTGTAAAGCTGTCAAATTTCTTTTCTTTTTGAGCTTCATTCATTGCATTACTTAAAGCATTTTTCATATCATTTAATTTGTCATTAAAATCACTATTTGGCAGTATTTTATTGATAATTGATATGTCAATACCTCTACTCAATAAAAATTGTTTTATAGTATCAAGAGACTTTTTAGCCTGTGTTTCTATGCTTTCTGCTAGTTTTAATTTACTAAAATCAACTCCAGCAAGTAAATTATTAAAATTTAGCTTTCCAGTTTTCTTAATATTTACTAGTTTTTCAGATATTTTCTTAAATTCATCATTAAAGTATCTATCTAAATCACTAAATGCCACATCATAAGCAACAGAACTAGCATTTTTAAATATCTTTTCAAAATAGCTTTTCATTGATGTTACAAATCCACCATTACCACTAGCTAAGCCCTCAATTGTTTGAGCTCTTACATCTTGCATAGCAGTAACTAAAACTTGATTATTTCTAGCCATTTCTTTAATAGTCTCATTGTATTGTTCTCCAACAAGACCCATTTGCTTAAATTGCTCTGTATACTCCTGGATTAATTTCTTTTCAGAAGAATAATCAATACCAGTAAAACTATCAAGAGTTGATCCTCTGAATAGATCTTTTTTTTCTTTTTGCAATAGGTCCAACTGTGATACAAACTCACTTATTTGCTTTTTCCACTCATCTAAATTAGATTGAGTTAAGTTTCTTCCAGTAGCTTTTACTAAATCATTATGAGATACATTCTTTAAAACATTGTTTAATTGTCTTATTTCACTATCAGTAAAGTTATCTAGTTCAGTCTTATCAAAACCTAAATACTTCAATAATTGAGCTTCTCCAACACTTACAGCAGTATATGTATCTTTTGATTTCTTTTTTCTTCCAAAACCTCTACTGTATCTTGTAGAGCCTTTTTCTAATGCGGATATATCACTGAAATGCTTACCATTTAGCATAGCTTGTTGGAATAAATCTATGTTTCTATTACTATTGCCCAAAAATGATAAAGTTGGGTTCTTAGCTGCTTCAGTTAAAATTCTATCTGTAAAATTCTTTACATAATCTGCATTTTTCTTTAATGCTTCAGTTAAAGTTTGCATAGCTTTTATTTGTTCTTGGTATCTGTTTTCATTTTCTCTATTTCTGTTATCTATTTCTGCAGCTTTATTTTTACCTTTACCAAAGCCAATTATTGAGCCAATAGACTTAACTATACCTAGTCCTGCTGTTGCTCCACCTATTAAAGTACCTATTGATGTTATTCCTCCTGCAAGACTTCCACCAGTTCCAAACATTCCTAAAATAGATTTTAGTCCTCCACCAGATTTAAAAGTATTAGAAATGTCTTTTAAATTATTAATCCCACCAATTATATTCCCTATGCTTCCAATTGTTTTACTTCCAACAGCAGAACCTAATGATTGCATATTTTGAGCTAAACCACTAAAAGCAGTATTTAAGTTCTTAGGTAATTCTTTTAAACTATCTCCAGCCTCTTTTGCACTCTTTCCAAGCTTATCTAATTCTTCAATATACTTGTCATAATCTCCTTGTGTTATTATTCCTTTATCTAATAAATCAGAATAAGCATTCTTAACTGTTTCAATTACTGATTTTTGACTTTCTATATCTCTTTGTAACGCTTCTTTTTGGTTTTTTATTTCATCAAATGAAAGGCTTTCTTTTTTCTTTTCTAATTCTGATGAAGTTTCTTTTATTTTTTCTAACTCTTTTGAAATATCTTCAGTTTGCTTTTCAATAGGTAAAAGAGTTTTTGTTAAATCTAATTTTGTTAATTTTTCTTTTACTTCATTAGCTAAATCTTTTAATCCGTTTTTTTGAGCTAAATTTAATTGTTCTTCAAGATAAACTCTAGCTTGATTTATTTTTTCTATTTGTTCATCAATAGAATAATTATGAGATTTTAAAGAAATTCCATCTAATACTTTTGTGATTTTATTTCCTAAATCCTCAATCTTAAAGTTATCAATAGCTATATTGATTTCATTTATATTCTTCTTAAATTTTGTCTTAGATTCTTCAAGTTTTTGTATTTTATCATCAAGATTTAAGTCAAATTTTATCTTAGCTCCTAATTCAGAAATAAAATCTTTAAATGGGTCCTTATTACTTCCACCACTTTTTGATTTTTTATTTTTGCCAGTTCCAGAACTTCCAATAACAACAGTTTTATTTTCTGATTTTTTTTCGTTATTATACTTCAAAACTTCATTAGTAAAATTTTGAATATCATCATCATACCTTGTTAAATCTTCTGCTTTTATTTTTGGCATTCTAATATTTACACCTATATCTACATTAACAACTTTCCCATTTGTATTATTTAATTCATTTTGTAACTCTCTTACTTTTTCTAACAAGTCATTTAATTTTTTATTAAATTCATCTGTGTTAGGATCAAGCATACTAATTTCTTTTAAACTTTCTTTTAGATTATCCATTCCATCAACAACTAATAAAAAATCTGGATTTATAATGCCTTTTTCTAAATCTTCTTTTACAGCATTTATTAATTCTTTTTGGTTTTCAAGCTCATTATTTTCTTTTTTTAAGTTTTCTAAGTCTTGAATATTCTTAAAATCCATATTATTTAAATCGTTTATACCATAAATTAATGCCCCAATAGTCGTTGTAAACTCTATTAATGCCACATTTCCAGTAGTTGTTACCCAAGTAACAAATGTTTTTATACTTGCGAAGGTTGTATTTAAAATAGTTGCTGTTTTTATAGCTAGTCCTAATGCAGTTATAGTCCCTGCAACATATAAAATAGCTTTCCCTGTTGCATAGATATCGTCTATTCTTTCTTTGTTAAACATTTCCTTAAAAGATTTATCATTAGTAATGTTTAAAGCTTCTCCTATATCTTCTGCAACTCTATTCCCTATTTCCATTCTAAATTGGCTAATCGTTTCTTTGATTTTATCTAAATTAGTTTTTGTACCGTCATTTATTCTTTTAAATGTATTATCTAAATGTTCAACAGGAGCATTAGCAATTTCTGATAATATACTTATATATTCATCTTTTAAACCTGTTAAAGTTCCAGCTCCAAGTGATGATCTTACATTTCCAAATAAATCTAATAGGCTTTGATTTCCTTTTTCTGCTTCAATTCTAAGCATTTCAATAGCATCTATTAAATTTCCACCATTAGCCATATAAGTTTTAAAATCCATACCTTTATTTATTTTTTGGAATAATTCGCTTACATCAGAATCAGCTTTTGTTAATTCGTTTAACATTGCTCTTAGGAATGTAGTTGCTTCATCTGTTTTTACTCCTCCTAATGTCATTGTTGATATAGAAGCAAGTAATTGATCAAATTCTACATTTGCCATTTTAGCAATTGGCATAACAGTTCCCAATGAATTTGCCAATTGAGTTATAGTTGTATTACCTCTTGTTTGAGCAACCAAAAATTTACTTGAAAGAAGTTCAGCATCTTTTATTTGATATTTATAACTTAATATAGTTGATGTTAATAAATTAACTGCATCAGCACTATTTGAAAACCCTGCAACTGATAACTTTGAAACAGTATCTAACATTTCATATTTTTCAGGTACATCTTGAATAGTTTGAACTAAATCATACAATGACCCTGCTAATTCTTCTGATGATATTCCAGTGTCATAAGCCATTTTCCTTATATTAGTGCTAATTGTATCTACACTATCATTTGATATTGTCCTTATTTTTTTCATAGAAAATTCAAAATCTGCAAACCCTTTAACAGAGTATCCAGCAAGTCCAGCTATTCCAACAAAAGCAACTTTTGCAGAATTATAAATCTCATTAAAATTAGTTTTCATTTTTTTTACTGCATTATTGTAAGCTTTTTCAGTTTCTTTTGCTGCTTTGGCTGCTTCCTTTGCTGATTGTTCAAAAGCTTTTTTATTAGCTTTCTCTATTTTTTCTGCTTCTCTTATAGTAGCCTTTGCTTTTTTAATTTCTTCTTGCTCAATTTGCTTTGCTGTTTTTTCTGCTATTTTAATTTCTTTTTGTTTTTCTTTTTCAATAGTTTTAGCTAATTTTTCAGCATTTTTAATTGCTTGTTGATTAGATTTTTCTATTTCCTTTAATCTTCTCACTTCTTCTTTTTGACTTTCTTTTGCAAGTCTTGCAGCTTCCTTAGCTAATTGCTGGTTAATTTTTTGAATTTCTTTAGCTTTCCTAATTTCTTCTTTTTCTGTTTCTTTTATAGCTTTTAATTTTTCTTTTTCAAGTTGTTTTGCAGTTCTTTCAGCTTCTTTTGCTATTCTTTCATTTTCTCTTTGAACTGTTTTCAATGCTCTTATAACTTCTGGAGAGTAATTAGAAAATTGTTGTTGAACTCTGTATACTTGTGCCATCATTTCTTTAAATTTTTGTACACTCATACCACAAGCAGCAGCTAATTTCTCCACCTCAGGAGTAACTTTATCATCAAGAATAGCTTTCATCTCTATTGTATTTGTAGCCAATTTTTACTCTCCTTTCAATAAAAGAGGCTATTTCAAGCCTCTTATTTATCCTTTATTTTTTTGACTTAAAATTTCATTTAATGCATTTTTAACATCTTCTAAATCTTTTATAACTTCATATTCGTGATTGTTATAACCAATATCTCCTTCTGGTAAAAATGCTATATAGAAATATCCACTGAAAGCTTCTTTCCTTAAAAATACAATATTATTTCTTATAAGTTCTTTATAATGCATAATTTCTTTAAAATAAGGGCTATCTTCTGATGTTTCCATACCATTTAAAAAATGTTCACTTGCTATTAAAAGAAATTTTAGTCGTTTTTTTCTGCCTCAATCTCCTTTTTAATAGCTGATATTGTTTTTGGGTTAAGATTATTTTTTTCTTCTATATCCTCAACCATTTTATCTAGATTTTCAGAGTTTTCTATTACATCACAGATAACTTCATAAGGTACTGTATTTCTTAAATTAGATCCTCTTTCATATTTAGTCTCTCCATCTTCTACTAATTTTGTTAAACAACCAGAAATTAAAACAAATTCTGGAGATTTATTAAAATCAACTGCATTCATTTCAAAACCAACTTCTCCTCCATCAACTCTAAATGAGTTTGGTTTCTTCTTATTTTCATAAGATTTTCTAGTACCATAAGTTATTTTGTCATTGTATTCAATATAGTTTTTTTCATCGCCTAATCTTTTTATCATTTTTTCCTCCTATTAATTAACTGTTCCTAAAGCAAATGTTATTGGTGTTTTATTTGTTGGATCATATTGAATGTTCAATTCTTGTGTTAACCCACCACTAGCATTTTTATCAGTAAATTCAACATTTGATGTTCCTAATTTATGTAAATAGATACCAATATACTTTTTATCTTTTGTTTGCATATTGATAACTGCTTCTGCTGTATCTCCACTCAATAGATTTTCATAAGCTTTCTTATAAATTGCTTTATCATAAGCATTAAATGTTAAATTAGCATTAGCTTCAATCTTTCCATTTCTTACAATTCTTGTTGCTGCTCTACTTCCTAAACCATATTTAGCTTCTAAATTATTATTTAAAGTTATTTCAATAGATTGTGTATTAGCTGATACATCTGATGTTGCAAGTTTTAATGTGGCATCTATACAAGTTAATCTCTTATCATAATCTTTTAATGGTTTTATAGTAGTTAATGATCCATCTTCATATTTATGTTCATAACCAATTACTTCAAGATTTACAGTTATGTATGCTCCTTGAGAAATATTGAAAGTTATATTGTTAATTTGACAGCCAATTAACACTCTTTCTTCTCCATCTTCAAGATTTTGCTCTACAATTGTAAAATATTTTTCAACCTTCCCAGTTTCAGTAGCTCTTGCAAAATCAGTAACATTTAATTTTGGATCAGTTATTCCAGCATTTCCTGTTGCCATTTTATATCCAAATCCCTCAAACAATAGCTTTAAAGTTTCTGGTGTCAAATGACAAGTTATATTTCCAGAAGCACTTTCAGTAACTACAGCACTATCTCCCTTATAAGCACTACCATTAAAGTCTTCAGAATCAACTTTATTAAATGTTGGTTTTAGATTACTTTCAGTAGCTCTTAACTGAGTTATGGTTGTAGCTTTTGTTTTTTCATCAGCTTGTACTCCTATACCAATTTTTAAATTCATATATCCTCCTAATCTCTAATTTTCCCTAATACATTTATCTTGTATATCCATACAGCAAAAACTGTTTCATCATCTGTAAATTTTAAAGGCTCTGTTGATATTGAAAAACTTCTAAAATTTCCAGTTGGTCCTAGCAATTCATCACAATATAAAAGTTCTATAATTTTATCTTTTTCATTAATAAAATCTTCTAAAGAATATGTATCACCTTTATATTCTTGTTTTTTAATAAGATGAATATTAAAACTAATACTTTCTATTTCTTTTTCATAAAATCCTCCAATACCTATGCTTTTAACTGTTTCTCCAGCAGGTTCAATTGATACTCCATTAAGAATAGTACCATCAAATAATTCATCTTCTAACATAGTTATTGATACATTATTGAATTCTTTAGATACAATATTCTTAACCTCTTTTAAAACTTCCATAGTCTTAATCATTGAAAATCATCAACCCTTTTTTCTTTATACTTTCAACTTCTTTTTTAGTGTTTACAAATGATGAAATATTTTTTAAAAGTTTATTAAAACTTTCTAGCTTTAATGCTGCAATCTTTTCATCTCCCATTGCTTGATATATTCTATGTTCTGCATAAAGTTCAAGGAAGACATTATGTTCTTCAGTGACTTCTATTCCACTTAGTTTTATAATGTCTTTCCCCTCTTTTTTAAAAGTATCTAATGCATTTTTTGCTGCTTCCTCTGTTCCATATTCTTGAGTTAAAAACTTTTGAATACGATTAGAATACTTTGTTATTTCCATAAGCTACTCCTAAGATAAATCAGTAAAGTTATATCTTCTGAATAATTCTGGAAGTATAACCAATGGGAATGGTGCAGATTTACCAAACATTTTCGCTTGTCCTGTTTCTTTGTTAGCTTCTGTCTTATCTAATACAACTTCTGATCTAATCATTGATGGTTTTCCATCTGTTCCTACATATTCAAGTCCTGCATAAACTGGAATTAAACATACATTTTTATATAAAGTTACTTTTGTATCTGTATTTTCTCCAATGTCATTTGCTGGATATGTAACTATTGGTAATGCAAATCCTCCTAATTCTATTCTTATTCCACCATCTACAATATTTACTTTTGATGTAAATTGTGGAGTTTTAGCTGCATTAATTTCTTTTATAATGTCATCAGCTACTTTTGCTCCAACCATTATTTTGTCTGGATATCTTTTAGTTTTAGAATAATAATCTGCAACTAATTGAGTTAAAATAATAGTCCAACTTGATGTACCTTTTGTTTTGCTTTCTTCTGCTACAAAACCTAAATCAACATCATTGTCATTTAAATCTTTTGTTTTTCCAGTTATAAATACTCTTGCTGCTATATCTTCTTTTGTATTTTCAATTGAGCCTTTTATTTCAGTAACTTTTTGTATTCTGTCATAATCTTTAGCTTTCATTTCTCTACCATTTAAGATTACAACTTCCCCAGCTTCTGCATTTAAAGTATCAAGTGCAGATATACCAACAGACCCTGCAATTATATATGGAGTTATTGTAACTCTATTATGACCATTTACTTTAATAGCTGGTATTGTCGCACCTCTTGGAATTATCCCAGCTTTCATCATACCTGCCATTATTTCATCAACTTTTATTGTGTCTGATAAGGCTAAATATGGAGTTTTAGCTTCTGTGAATGTACTCCAAAATGGTTTTTTTTCAATCTCTATTGCTCCAAAAGTTCCAATTAATTCTTGTTGTGTTTTTGTTAATGCCATTATTTACCTCCTAAACTAAATAAATTCCTTGCTTTGCTAATAATACAAATAAATTTTCATCTGTTGCTTCTGCTACATCTTTTTTATAAACTTGCCCTTGTGTTAAGATTGCTATTGTTTTATCTGCTACTGTAACATCAACATCATTTTTAACTATTCCTAATAAAAATGCTCCTGTGTTATGAGTTGCTTTAACATATTTATTCCATTTCTTTTTAGTTGGATCATAAGCTAATACATCTCCAATAACTAAATTTTTTGCTGATTTATCAACATTACCTGAAATAGATGTAACATCTTTTACTATGCCTTTTTTTTCAAACTTTTCTCTGTTAAACATTATTTACCTCCTAATATTTCTCTTGTTTCTTTTGCTGTTTTATTAATTATGCTTTCTTCTCCAGTTGTTTCAAATTCCATTTGTTCTGTTTTGCTATTAAAATTAGCTGCATCTGGTAATTTTTCAATTGTTTTGCTAAGATTTTCAAAATAAGTAATATTGGTTTTTACTCCATTTTCTTCAAATTCAACTACTCCTGTTTCTTTTAAAGATTTATCAATAGCAAATTCAATTATTGGTTGCATACAAGGGATAAATTTTTTCTTTGCTAATTCTTTCAAAGCATTTCCTTTTGCTTTATCTTCAAATTCTTTTGTTACTTCTGCTCTGATTTCTTCCTCAGTTTTTGGTTTTGCAGCTTCTTTCTTTTCAAAATCTGCCCAATAAACTTGTCTTATTCCTTCCTTTTCATCATTTGTTAGGCTACCAAAAATAGCATTTACTATTGCTGTTCTTGCTCCTAAGTCCATTGTTTTTACTTGTGCTAATATTTCATTTAAATCCAACTGTGTTCCTCCTTCCTCAAATTCTAATAGTGCATAATCTTCTTCCTCAAACTCTGCTCCTGCAACTGCTGGTTTAACTCCAATTGGTAACAATGCAATTTTAGATAACTTATTATCTCTTATCTCCACTGACACACCTCTTATAACTCCATCGTTATAATATTGCTGCCCCTTGTCATTAAATTCAACATCAGCTGTTGCAATTCCATTTTCTACTTTGAAATTGCTAAATTCCCCTATTGTTAAAGGTTGCTCTCCTTTTTCTGCCCATTTACTTGAATGAGCATAAATACCGTCTGCTTTTGTTATTCCAAAAAATATTTCGTTGACTTTACTCTCTGAAAACTCCCCTTGTGGATAACTTCCAGCAGCAAATACTTTTATTCTTTTCTTCACTATTTACCTCCTAAACTTTCTTTTAACTCTTGACTTAAATAACTAGCAACCATTGTTTTATATCTTTCAAATAATTCTTGATTGAAGCCATTAAATGGTCTAGCTTTAATTTTTACCTCTTTAACTTTTACCCACTTATCACCTATCTTAAAATGTAAATAAGGTTTATTCTTTGCTTTTATAGTTCCTCCAAACTGATGTAGTCTTGCTCTTATATCATTTGTGCCAACAATAGCTGTATTACTTGTATAAGAGTTTTTAAAACTTCTCATTAAACTACCTGTAATTAATAAAGGTTTTCCAGTTCTATTATTTACACCAGCCCAATATGTTCCATCAGGTCCTATTGAATTTCTAAACCTACTTTGTATAACTGCTTTCATATCTTTACTAATCAACATCATCAAAGGTCTAGTAGATAATTTGGTCCTTTTTATGTTTATTCTTGTAATAGTTCTAAATGCCATCTATATCACTATCCTTGTTTTTTATTTCTCCTTTTCCTTGGTTAGCTAATTGTTTTGCTTTTAGATCCTCTCTTTTCATTTCATAGTCAATTACTTCATCCCTATTTTTAATTTTTTCTAATTTAAAATAGAAATTTCTGTAATCATATCCAAAGAAATAAGCATCATAGTATAAAAGTTCTTGGAGTTTATCAGTTATGAAATTACAACAATCTTCAATAACTTCATCAAATCCCTCTTTGTGTATTTCTCCTAGTCCATAGCTTCCTTTGCCTCCACCATTATTAATTGTTAAAGTTCCACCAAGTAAGTATTGAGTTAATTTTTCATACTCCCAATCGTGCATTTTCATATAAATTGTTGGATCTATATCTTTTAAATCTAAGATGTATAAACTATCTTTTAAAGCAATTCCCATTGATGTTGGAACACCGATTACTGTTTGTTCTGTTCCTTGAATTTTCTTTATTTCTTCTGCTTTTTTCTTAACTTCATTTTCTTCTTCTGTATCATCATAGCCAAAAAATATTATGCTTTCTCCATACTTTTTAGCTAAGCCTCTTAACTGTGCTGAATACATTTTCTTATCTGTGTAAGATTGTAAGCATTTATCAAGTATACTTTTACCTTTCTTGTTAGCAACATCTCTTTCGTGGATACATAAGAAATATTTATCTTTGTTTATATATTCTTTTGTATTACTAGCATTGATGTACCAGCCCTCTTTTGTATCATAATTGACAAATGATTGGGGTATAAACACAAGTGAAGATAAATTATAATTTTCATCATAGACTTTCTCAAATAAACTATATCCATAATATCTAGCAGTTAATATATGTTTAAAGATTCTATTAAACTTAGCTACATTAAATCTCTCTTGAATTTCCTTAGCTTTATCAGTTAAATTAGTGTCATCTGTCCCGACAACTAATTCTCTTGCTGCAACTGATCTATTAATTTTTCCAATTAAAGTTGCTATATTTATATCCTTTAACATTTCATCAACTGTTGATTGGTCTAACAACTCATTTGTTTCAGATATTTCAGAAAATAAAACCTTTGTAAATTGTTCTATCATTTGCCTACCTTTGATTTTTATCTTCTCCATATTCACCTCCTACACTGAAATAATTTTAAATTCTTTCTTTTCTTTATAACTATAAATGGCATATCTTATAGCATCCATTAAGTCATCATTTTTCTTTTGTGGTTGTCCAGTTTTTTTATCCCATACATATTTATATATTTCTTGAAGAAAATCCTCACTATCATAAATTAAAAATTTATTTTGTTTTATGAGAGAAGCTACTTTTTCAATACCTGACAATACAGCCTTATCCCCATTAAAAACTTTTAGTTTTTCTTTTCTACATCTCATTATGTATTCTGGTCTAGCACTATCAGCATACATTTGAATATTTCCGTATTCTTCTTTTATTTTTTTTAACTCATCTATCCAATAGTCAATTTCTTGATATTGCTTTCTTATTGTTTTAAGTAAAACAAATTCATTTTTACTTGTTATTCCAAATAAACATATAGCCCCATAGTGTTCATATCCCCAGTCAATGCCTGCAACATAATCTATAAAGTTATATTGAGATATATCTCTAATAAGATGTTTAGATTTATCAAAATCTTGATATACTGCACCATCTGCTGTGGTCCACATACCTTTTATATTCCTATCAAAGAATACTCCTGATGGTGTTACTAGCTCCATATTTTTTATATATTCTTGTGATAGAAATGTATTGTCATATAGACTAAAATTAATTTCTATTAATCTTTCTCCATCTGCTTTATCAATATAATCTTTTTTTATATAATGTTCTGGATCTTCTGGGTTTGTATCCATTATTATTCTTGCACCATCAACACTACAACGACTTAATATTTCTTTAAAAGCTACTTCACTTGCTGTAGTTCCCTCATTGATATAAGCTCCAAAAGCTGTCATACCTCTTATTCTATCCATATCAATAGTTTTTCCATGCCCAAACATACAAACTTTTACTCCTAATAATTTAAACTCATTAAATTTATTTATATGGAACTTTATCCCGTATTTATTCCTTAATTCATTTAAAATATTTCTTTCAATAGTTCCTAAACTATTTCCAGTTAAAATATATAAAGGCTCTTTGATTTTTAATTCATTAGCTTTTTGTTTAACTCTTTTTAATTCTAGTAAAAATAAATCATTATCAACAACTGTTTTTCCACTTCTTTTTGCTCCATGTAATGTAAGCATAAAGAAATTTTTTTTAAATAATTTTAAAGCTTCCATTTGCTTTTTTGTATATAGAGTATCAATCATTATGATCACCTATAATTTTTCTTCAAGCTTGTCTAATACTTCAATTAGTTTAGTATCATCATTTTCATTTTCTCTTTTATCTTTCCAGTTGTTTGATTTTCTATTTTTTAACCAAAAAATTTGAGCTGCTACATCTCCAGGTACTACTTTTGTTACTTCTTTTATAAAAGTTGATTTCTTTCCATCTATATCTTTTACCTCTTTTGTTACTTCTTTATATGTATATCCTATTGCTCTTTTAAATAAAGCATTTTCAACTTCTATATCTGCAACTTCTTTACCTTTTTTTAAAGCGTCCGAAAAGTCTGTATATTTCTCTTTATACTTATAAAAAGTATCTTTAACTATCCCTAAGTTTTTACATATCTGTTCATCTGTTAATCCATCTCTTTTCCAAGCTTCTATCTCTACAAGTCTTGGTTTAACATCTGTTTCATATTTACTTTTAGCAATTGTTATCACCTCTTAAATAACAGCCAGTTTTATAAATAGTTTTTGTTTTACTTCCTCTGGCTTTTATTCCTCTTAGTTCCATACACATATGTCTAGCTTCAACTTCAACATATACTCCTGCACAATCTAAATTATTTTGTATTGCTTCTGCTATTTCTTTTGTCATCTTCTCTTGTATTTGTAATCTTTTAGCAAATGCTTCAACTACTCTTGGTATTTTAGATAGTCCTACAACTTTACCATTCTTTGGAGCATATTTAACTTTTACAGTGCCAATAAATGGCAACATATGATGTTCACATAAAGAATTAAATTCAATATTATCTATTTCAACTTCATTGTTATTATCACTTGTAAAAGTTTTTGATAATATTTCATTTACATTTACTTTATATCCTGATGTCATTTCTTTAAATGCTTTTACTACTCTTTTTGGAGTATCAATTAATCCTTCTCTTTGATAATCCTCTCCTAAAGCTATTAATAAATCTTTTATTCCTTCTTGTGCTCTTATTGTATTCCCATCAGTTTGTGTAACTGTATTGATATTTCCCATTCTCCTGCTCCTCTCTCTTTTAACTTTTGTTTTACCTCTCCTAATAGGTCCAAGTTTTTAAACTCTCCATCTATTTCAACTGGTGATAAAAAATATTTTTTAGCTTTTATCTTATTCCTAATATTTATACAAAATGTTATAAAGTCCATTTTATTATCTGTATCTACAACTATTCTAACTTCATTAGCTTTTTTCAATTTTATAATTTTAGATCTGTATATAAATTTTGGAGATGTAGCAATATAATCTATATACTCATAACCAATGTTATTAGTTCCATTAGTTTCAATTGCTATCCAGTAACCTTTATCTTTTAACTCTTTTAATAAAGGAGTTAAATTACTAATTGTAGGCTCTCCACCTGTTATAATTACATTCTTGCAATTATATTTTGATATTTCTTCCATAATCTCTTGTATTGTTAATTCTTTGTATTTCTTCCAGTCAGTATCACACCAAGGACATTTCAAATTACAATTTCCTAGCCTTATAAATATAACTTGCTTTCCAAAATTGCTTCCCTCTCCTTGAATGCTTTTAAAGATTTCTACTATTTTCATTGTTATAACTCCGTACATTCAATGTAAGATGTTTCTGTTTCATATAAAGTGATTTTAATAAGCTTTATGTTTTCACTCTTTAAAATAGGCTTTAATTTATTAAAAATGTATTTTGATATGTTTTCTGCTGTACTTCTATAACCTAAATCAACAAATTTTAAATTATGTTTCATTAAAACTATTTTTATATCTTTTTCAACTTCTTCATTTCCTGCTCCTAAAATAAAAGCATGGTCAAACTTATTTATAATATTTTCTTCTACTATTTTTTTTAACTTAGAAAAATCTATAATCATACATTCAGAACTTAAATCTTTTTTATACTCTCCTATACAACTAACTATTAATTTATATGTATGTCCATGTAAATTTTTACATTGCCCATAATGATTAGGTAATATATGAGCAGTATCAAATTTAAACTCTTTATTTATTATTTCCATTTCTTCTCCTAAATAATTTTATTAAGTGAATACCTATAAGTATAAGATTTAAAAACCATATACTAAAAGCATTTATAAATATTCCGTAAACTACAAATAAAAAAGCCCCAACAATATTTACTAATCTTATTTTTATTTCACTTGAAAAAATAAAAGATAGTAAAACAAATAAACTTGCTATTATTCCTAATATTTCAAAATTCATTTGTTACTCCTCATATTCAACAGGATCAATGGCTTCATTTATTTTAAAAGCATTTTTTCTATCTATACAAGTTGCACATTCTCCACATTGTTTTTCTCCGCCTTGATAACAGCTCCAAGTTAGATGATATGGTGCTTTTAAATTTAAACCTACTTTTACAATTTCAGCTTTATTACTATAAACAAATGGTGTTATTATCTTTATTTTTTCGTATGTTCCTAAACTAATTGCTTTTGAAATAGTTTCTATAAATTCTTTTGTGCAATCTGCATAAGCTCTTCCTGCTGCATCATCTAAATGTACTCCTATATAAATATCTGTTCTTTCATTGTTATTTATTGCTAACGCTAATGATGAAATAGCTGATAAAAATAATCCATTTCTAAAAGGTACATAAGTATCAACTATTTCTGTTTTTCTTAATTGTTCTGCATAGCTATCTTTTGGAACTTTTTTTGTACTATCTTGCATTAAAGCATTATTACTATATTTAAAAATTTCTTTTAAGTTTAATGTTATATGTTCTATTCCATAAAATTTCGATATTTCTTTTGCACAAATAAGTTCTTTATTGTGTTTTTGCCCATAATCTATTGATACAGAAATTACATTGTTTACTCCATATTTCTTTATAGCTAGTGCAAGACAAGTAGTACTGTCTATTCCTCCACTACTTAAAACTAATGCTTTCATTGTTCTCCTTTCAGTAAATATTTTTGATATTTTATCCACTCTTTTAATGAAATTTTTAAAAGTTTTGTGTATTTATCACCCTTTTGGTCTACTCTATGAGTTTTACTAATTAACATACTTCTCATTTCTTTGGTTTTTATATTAAAATTATAGATTCTTGCATATCTTGCACAAGTACTCCACGAGGTGCTATCTACTGAGTAAAAATCATAATTTTCACATTTAGAACTTGTAAAACCTAATCCATGAACTTTACAATTGTTTCTCTTTGCTATTTTTAGTAATATTGGAAATAGCTTGTCATAGTCCTTCTTTTTTATCTCTTTTGTTACAATTCCTCCAATAGCTATGTAATTATATTCTTGAGTATGTTTTACAAATTCATCTAGCCCTCTTGATAAATGCCAAACAGGAATACATTTTTTATTTGTTTCTTTTTCTAATCTGTTTCTTATTTTTTTCACTTCTTCATATCCTATTAAACTATCAATATCAAGTTCTATATAATGTTTAATATCGTTTTTATTTATAAAGTCTATATAACTTTCAATATAATCTTCCAAATTATTTATAAATGTAGTTAAAGATTTGTTTGAATTTAGCATACTAAATGCACCACTATCTAAAATAAAATCTTTGCAATCATTTTTTATATAATTCATATATATGTCTAAATAATCTTTTTTACATTTTCTTAAATAATAAAAACTCCCTAAAACAAAAAAACTTTTATCTTCAAAAAGTTCTATATATGGATTTACTTCATATCCTGCCAAAAACAGCCTCATAGTAATTCACCACAATGAGGACATCTTTTTTCTTTTTGTTTCTTTTCTTCATCTGATACAAATTCATCAAGGTTAATTTCTTCTGTTTCTTGTAATAGATTTTCAGTTTCATAGTCACTGAATCCTGTTAAACTTAAATCAAATTCCATTACTTTTAAAGCATTCAACTCATACTGTAATCTGTCTAAGTCAAAATCAGTGTTCATTGTAGTTTTATTGTGAGCAATTATATATGCTCTCTCTTGAACTTCTGTAAGTCCTGTTAAAACAATACAAGGTATTTCAGTTAATCCTAGTTGTTTAGCTGCTAATAATCTTCCGTGTCCCTCAATAATTTGATTATCTGCATTTATTGCTATTGGGTCATTAAATCCAAACTCTTGTATAGAATTGGCTATCTGTTCAATCTGCCAATCTGGGTGTTCTTTTGCATTATTCTCATATTCTTTGATATCATCTATATTTTTATTTATGATTTTCAATTCTTTCATTTTTCCTCCTGGATAAAATAAAAAAATGGGATACATAAAAAGTTGCTTATATTTCTATAAACTTTCTTCTTATATATCCCATCTACTTTAATTAAATTTTGATTGTAAGATATTTTATTATTTAATTTTTAAAAATTTTTTTACACTTTTTTCGTTGATATTATTGGACTTTTTGAGTTCTACAAAAATATTTTAAAAAAAGTGTTGACATAGTTTTAAACCTATGATATCATTAAAGTACCTCAAGGGAAAAGGAGGTGATAAAATGAAATTTCAAATCAAAATTGTGATTGGGAGTTGGTCGCTAACAATTACAATCGAGAAAAAGGAAAAGTAATTTATCCCCCCTCTTCTGAGGGGTAAACTAAGAATGGTATAATCCTAGCTTCAACTACTTAGATTATATCACTTCTTAACAAAAAAATCAATAATAGGAGTGATTAGAATGAGAATTTTAACAAATTTAACAGATTGGAACGATGGAAAAAAGGTAATTGTTTATGAAGAAGATGGAAAATTGCATGTTTCTGACAATTTTACAACTTTTGGAGAAAAAATAGATATAGATAGATGGTTATCTGTTTATAAAATATTTTTTGGAGAAGATAAAACTTTTACTTTAACAAAATCAGAAAAAAACTTTTCAAAATGGGAGTTTATAACAATTAGTTAAAGGAGGATAAAATGAAAAAGATAACAAGAAAAATAATAATAAACGCTTTAAAAAATAATGAAATAAAAATAGTATGTACTCACTTAGATAGTGGGTACTGCTCTCAAGTAAAAACACCATTTACAGTAACTGGAGAATACAGAGAACATTTAATCAGAATGTATAATCAAAATAATAAGATGTTCAGAATTCAAGGCGACCATAAATTTAGTTGTTTATATGATGATTATATAATAGAGGGGTAAAAAGCCCCTCACAAATTAAGGAGGAAAGATGGAAGAGAAAAAAAGAAAAGGTTATAGTACTAAGGAAGGGCAAAAAGAAGCTGATAAAAGATACCTTGAAAAACATCCAGAAGCTAAGGAAAAGAAAAAAATATCTGCTATGAAAAGCAACGCAAAAAGGTTCATAAAAGAATTTGCTAAAATAGAAGATTTAGAAGAACTTGAAAATTTAATAAAAAATAAATTAGGAGGAAATAAAATGAACTTTAACGAATTTGAAAAAGAAATAAAAATTATAGAAGAAAAAACAGGAATGGTATACAAATTTAATGAAAATACTTATATTCATACATTTGTAAGTAATGATGAAAAAATAGAATTTAATGATTACTTAGATGAAAAAGAAATGAAAAGTGATTACAGAAGAATTATAAAAGAAATGAAAGAATATTTTAAAATAAAATAAAAACATAAAAATAAAGAAAGATGATTAATAAATTTAATTGTCTTTCTTTTGCTATTAAAAAGGAGGATATTATGAAAGTATTAAGAATAATTTTAGCACAAAGTTCAGCAAATTATAGAAAAGCAGGAACAATAGATAATAAAATGACTTATCCTTTGCCTATACCTGCAACAGTGATAGGTGCATTGCACAATATTTGCAGATATACAGATTATCATTCTATGGATATAAGTATACAAGGGAACTATGAAGCTATATCAAAAGATATGTATAAGAACATAACTGTTTTAAACTCTATATCAGATAGGGGAACACTCGTAAAAATGGTAGCTCCCGAAACTATTTCAAATGCTTATATAGAAATTGCAACTGCTGCTGAAGATAATGCAAATTTCATAACTGAAAAGAACATAAGAGTTAAGAATAGAGAACTCTTAGAAGAATTTAAGAATCTAAAACTTTTAAAAGAAAAGTTAGATTCAGAAAAAAAACTAAAACTTGAGGAATTTAAAAGAAGAAAAGAAGAATTTAAAACAATTAAAGATGAGCTAAAAAAAATAAGAATTGAAGAAAAAAAATACAAAGAAGAATTTAAAAAGTTTGAAGAAGAAAGCTTTTTAAAACCTTATAGTCAATTTAGAACTATCGTAAAAAAGCCGATGTTCTATGAGCTTTTAAACAATATTTTTCTAATACTGCATATAAAATCAGATGAGAAAACTTTAAAAGATATAGAAGAAAATATTTATAACTTGCAATCAATAGGAAGAAGTGAGGACTTTGTTGAAGTGATTGAATGCAAAATGATTGAGTTGCAAGAGTTTGATAAAGAAGTTAAATCTGCTGAAGGTTTAACTGCATATCTAAATTATAATGATTTTCAAGAGGAAAAAATATTTAATTTAGATATTGATGGAAATATTGTTAAAGGGGGTACTAAATACTATTTAGATAAAGATTATAAAATAGTTGATAATAAAAGAGAGTTTAAAAAAGTATTAGCTTTATATAGTAATTATTTTAGTGCTAATAAGAGTAGTGAAAATGTAAAGCTAGATGAATATAACAATATAAAGTTATTAGTGAACTTTATATAAAACAAAAGAGGGGTTGACATCTCCCCTCTTTTTATGGCTTCTGAAAAAGAATCCATTAACATTAACTGTATTTTAATTATATCATAAAATATTTTTTTGTCAAAAAAGAGCTTTTTTACTAATATAGTAATACATAAATTTTAAAACAAATAATTTCTAAGTTTAAATTCTAATCTAGTAATACATTATATATTTATTATATCATATTCTTAGATAAATTCAATCTTTTTCATTTTGAACTTCTTCAAGAATCTTTTTTATTTCCTCATTCTCATATCTACTATTCTTTGAAAATATTTGAATCCTCCCATCTTTAACCTTGATCCGATATTCTCCATCTCCTAGCTTGTGTATAAGTTTTGGGATATGTCTAATTCTTACTAATGCCATCTACTATAACTCCTCAATTTCTATGATAAAAAAATCTTTTTCTGCTCCTGTTTTCTTAGTTGCTTCAAGTTCACAAATCTGGCCATCATCTATAAATAAAAATCCTTTTAAGCAGTCAAAAATTGATTTAAAATAATTGTCTATATCTCTAATTCTGTTATCTGCAAAAAATAAATTTACTTTTACTTTTAATCTTCCTTTAAAAGTTTTATAGCCTTTTGATTTTAGAAACCATTGAACTTTATCTCTAAACTCTCTACCCTCATCACTTAGTATCTTTCTTTTACCACCTCTTGCTATCTTCCAGTGTCCATTAACACTGTCTGGCTTATATGGTATCTCAAATCTTTGCTTCATTTCATCACTTCCAAAGATAATATAAATATTGAAACTGCTTCTATAATTAAAATTATGCCTAATACAATAATTATAGATCCAAAATCTTCTAACTTGTTTTTTGTCATATCATACTTATCTTTTTCACTAAAATAATCATTTTTCCATAAATTAGCTTCTGATGAATAATATTCTTTATCTTTTAATGCATTCTCTCTTGCTTTTTTAGCTGCTTCTGCTTGCGTTATATAGAACATTTTTTCAGCTTCAAGCCTTTTGTTTCCAGTGTTTAAAATCTCTATTTCTTCTTTTAAACTATCAATCTCTTTAACATAAGCCTTGTTATCTTGCTTCTTATGTCTTAGATTTTTGATTAAATTTAAAAGATATTCCTCACATTCCTCCTTGCTGTTTAGCTTAGAAGCATTAAAAGTAAGTCCTGCCTCTTTATTAGCTCTTGTTATAAAGCCTCTATAATAATCTCTCATTGTCATTTTTTTAGTTACCATCTGTTCCTCCTTATATTTTAAATAAAATTATTATTAATTCGGTTATTGCAACAGTAGCTAATGCTTTTATATAAAATTTATTTAAATATAAATCAATATTAGCTATTGCTATTTTTTTATGCATAATTGAACTTTCGTAGTTTAATTTATACCATTCATTTTTCCATTTATTAGCATAGTTCTTATAAAAAACTATATTTTTTTCTAATTTTTTTATTTTTCTTTTAAACCTCTTATTTTTGTTCATTGTGCACTCCTATACCTTTAATTTTCTTTTGCTTTTCCAGTTAAATTCTATATATTTACACATTTCTTTCAACCTATCATAAATCTTGTCATCTCCATTAATTTTTAAATGTTCTTTAAGTTCTCCAACTTTTAGATTAGTTGTAATTATAATCGGCTTTCCTGCTCTGTATCTCTCATCAAACAATCTAAAAATTTTCTCCTCTGCCCACATCTTGCCGTTTTCTCTATTGATATACTCACTACCTAAGTCATCTATAAATAGCAGGTCCACATCCTTAACAGCAGAAATAAAACTTTCTTCCTCGTCTATATTTTTTCTAATTCTGTTAAAATATGCTCCTAATGAGAAACTTAAAACTGAAAAACCTTTTTCATCTAGCATATTACAAACACAATTTGCTAGGAAAGTTTTACCTGTTCCTACTCCACCAGCAAAGATATATCCATGTTTTTCTATGCTAAAATCTTCTGCATATTTGTATAACTCTTTGTAAATTTCTCTTTCTTCTGTGTTAGATTTATCTATTTCAGCATTAGAAAAAATGTTACTCCCTGCATTTCTATCAGTTATAGACAAGTCTTTAAATCTTTTTAATTTGGCTTGCTTTCTGTAACTTCTAACACAAGCACAATCGCGATTAAATGTGTAACCTTGAGGAGTTTTATACTCTGTAACTTCTCCACAAACTTCACATTTTTTTAAAACTATATCGCCATTTTCTAATACTTCTAATGGCTTTTTTTCTATAAAATCAAAATCATTACTTTTTATTTTTTCTACCAGTTCTTTTATATTTACCATACACATACTAATCCCCCCATTTTATATCTTGTGCTGCATTATTTTGAGTATTTTTATTATTAACACCAGGACCATTTATTTTCTGATTTAGATACTTTTCAAATTTAGAGCCAAACAGAGTATCAGGGCATAAATACTTTTCCATATCTGTGTTTAGCCACTCGGAGCATTTTTTATCTATAACAGTTTTAAAGTCTTCTAGTGTATAACCATCATTAATCCTAGATCTTATATGTTTAGTTGTATTCTTAGAACTAGATTTATACTTAGTTCCTGCTTTTAGATTTAAGTACTCAACAGCCTCTTTATATATATTATTATTAAGTTCTTTATTTAAGTTATTATTATTTAATTCTTTATTGTTTGAAATTTTTTCAATGCATGCATTTGAATTTTTTAAATCCTTGCTTTCAAAATTTTTAAAACCTTGCTTTTCATTTTCTTTAATGCTTGGTTTTAAATTTTTTAAATCCTTTTTAAATACTAATTCCTCTATTTTTTGAAAATTAATTCTAAAATATCTTTTCATTGGCATTCCTTTATTTTCTTGCTCAAGGATACCTAATTTTGTTAATTCCTCAATGATTTTACTTTGCTTGTGATTAGAAAGCCCTGTTTCTTCTTCCAAAGATGGAGAAGTTTTATAAAACCAGCCATCTTCATTAGCAAGCCCATCACTAGCTTCTATTAAAGTTGTTAATAAAAATCCTGATTCTATTCCTATTGCTTTAACTATTTGTTTATTTAATACAAAATAACTACTTGACATTAATAATTGTTTTAATGTTCTATCTTCCATTTTTACCTCCTGTGTATTTGGAGAGCCTGTCTTAACTCTCTTTTATTAATTCAATTAGTAAGGACTACCCAGAGCTTGACAGGCTATGAATAGCCCCCACTAATTCAATCAATAAATAGGCTTTTTAATGAGAAGCCTTTAACTCATTAAATTAAAAATTAAAAGTCAATTGAGGATCTTTATAATTAATCATATGTTTAAGTGCTAAACTGTACATATCTTTTTTAATTTCAAAACCATAACTATCTCTTTTTAATTCTTTTGCTGCTCTTAATGTTGTTCCACTACCAGCACAAGGGTCAATAACTACATCTCCAACATCTGTAAATATTTCTATAAGTCTTTTTAATATTGCTATCGGTTTTTGTGTTGGGTGTATTTTCTTAACTTTTTCTTTGCTGTCCTTTTCCCAATTAAACCAATTTTTTATCATCTTGCCATTATTATTAAATTTTGGCAGCTTATCTCTATAAAAGATTAATGCATATTCAGTAGCTCCAACTATTTTCATATTAGCTTTTAAAACTTGTGGACTTGACTGTTTTATAAAAAATATTGGTATATAGTTTTCAAATCCATATTTTTTAGCATAATCTATTAAAGTGTTTATCTGTTGGAATGCACAAAAGATAATCATACAAGGAGCTTTCCCTTTTTCTTTTGGTTCTTTTTTTAACATCTTTTGACAAAAGTGCATAAACTCTGCAATTTTGAAATTATGATCCGTATCAAAGAAAGCCTTATTTGCCTTGCTACTTTCTCCATTTTTATTATCTCCATCAATGTACCACTCTGGAGAACTTGCATAAGCATTATTCCCTAAGTTATATGGTATATCTGCAATTATTAGTTGTGCCTTTGGTATGTTATATACCTTAAAATTTTGCATATGATCGTTATACAACTCACATTTAATTTCTTTCTTTGCTTGTTCCATTTATTTATCCTCCTGTTTTGGAGTGTCTCCCGAACACTCATTTAATTTATTACCTCAATTAGCAGTTGCAATCTTTCAATGTCGGGGAGACTGTAAGACTGCAACCACTAATTCAATTAATAAATTTATCCTGAAAAAAATCTTAATAACTTCATTGATATATAAAGAAAAAATTAATATTTATCCAGAAAAGCCTTAAAAAAATCTTAATAATTTCGAATTGATACTACAAATATTTCTTTTAGTTTCAATATATTTTTTATCAAAATACGAAACTACAAGAAAAGTAAGGGGATAAAACATAAGATTCTAAGCCAAAGCCTACCCACATTCGTGGACTTAGTTTTATCCAGTAGCTACACCTTACACAGATAGCCACAAGGGAGGAAACCTAACTCTCGAGGGGGTGAAAGTTAGGATAAAAATGACTTATGGCTATGTGTCTAAGGACTAGCCTTAGATTTTTAAATGGTCCAATAATTTGGAAATTGATATTTTATTTTTTCCCATATTTTTATATTTTTCTTTTTCTCTTTTAGCTTCTTTTTGAATTTTTTGGAATTTCTTGAATATTTTTTCAAATTGTTCCTCCTATTTTAGATAAACACATATAGATAAAATTATTAATCCAATGTATAAAACCATTATGTGTTTATCTTTTTCTTTGTTTTCTTTTGCTAACTGTTCTATAAGTTTTAAAAATATATCATTTGAATCTATTAGATTTTGATGATTTTGTATTATAGAATCACAGATAACTTTTATTATTTCTTCTAGTGTCATATTAACCTCTATTTAACGTAAAATACGTATAATATAGATAAAAAAATTATATACGTATTCCTAAATCTATTTCTAAAAAATTAGCTATTTTTATAAGATTATGATAACGTATATTATTTTTTAGCAATCCATTCATAGTATCATAAAAATTTTGAGGGGACATATTTATTTTTTCAGCAAGAGCTTTTCTTGTTAAAAATTTTTTTCCTCTTGCTTCTTCTATTTTAAAATAAATCTTTTTCCCATCGTTTTTAGTAGCCATTTTCTCACCTCCAAAACAAATTTAACTTTACATCTATATAATAACGTATAAAACGTAAAAAATCAAGTAAAATTTTATAAAATAAAAAACCACTGTTTAAAGTGGCTTTTAGAATTTATATTTTATTCATCTTCTCCATTATATAATTTAAAAGCAGCATAAAGGAGTATACATGCACCAATTATCATAACTCCCCAACCCCAAGATAAACCAACAGAATTCATAATTCCTTTTCCTAATTCAGCAAATGGATTACCTTCTATTTCTTTTAAATATTTAGCTTTTATATTGTCTATTCTAATATAATTAAAAAATGTGCTTATTAAAATATCTACAAATAACAATATTGATTTCCATCTAAGTGATAAAAAATTTTCTTTATAAATATCATAACCTATCCAAGCACATAGAACAATAAAAATTAATCCATCAATACTTTTTATTCCTCCTCCTGTATAAAAATTTGAACTGCCCATTATTGGCATAGTTATTAAAGGACAAAAAGTTCCTAATATAGTTAATGCTAATCCTCCTATTGCCATTTCTTTTAGTTTCATAATTCCTCCCCATCTATTTTAAAAATTTTTTGGCAAAAAATTAAAAAAAACTCCTAGTAAGATAATAAAAATTTTTTTCATATATCCTCCAAATTATCTAATAGTTATTATATTATTATTTTCAAACTCAATTACAAGTTGTAAAGCACTATTTTTTAAGTGTGATAATAAAATACCTATAAAAAATATTATATTTTTTTCTCCCACTTGTTCCATAAGTTTTTTTTCTTCACCTAATTTAGTAATAACATCAAATGTCCCTGAAAAATTTCTATTAACAAAGTTTATAAAATACTTATTTAAATCATCATAATATATCGCTACAACTTCATTAAATCTTTGTTCATCTCCAAATTTTATGGCTTCTATAAATAAATTTTTAATTTTCTTTTGATCTGCTTCAATCATTTGTGTCATATATTTTAAAGTTTGATTTTCTATGTCTACATCCATATTATTAAGTTTTATTCCAATTAATTTAACTGCCATTTGTAACATAACATATAAAAAATTAGTATCTTGTATAAACCTATTTACTTTTTCTTTCTTTTTTTCTGTCCCATCAGAAAAAACATAGTCAATTGATATTTTTATTAATTGTAATGCTGTTTTTAATATATTTTTATTTATCTCATCTTCTCCATAAGTCATTATAATATTATCTAAATGTCTTTCCATTCCATGAGTACCATCTTGCCAAGTTTTTCTTCCTTGTTGCATATTACTTATTGCAACTCCACCCATTTTTATTCCAGATTCTAGATAAATATCATAGTCTTTTTTTCTTGGTTTTATTGTTTTTGATAAATATGTTATAGAAGTTTCACTAATAATTTGAATTATTGTTTTATTTTCTATTTCAGCAAGCATACTAAGTCTATTTATTAAAATATTATTTGGATCAATTAAAGCAATAGTCTCTTCAATATAATTATTCATTTTTTATTTTTCCTCCATATCTATTATCTCTTTTTCTACTTCTTCGTCTTCTGCATACTTTTTTAATTTTTTAGCAATCTCTATTAAATTATCAGCAATTTTATTTAATCCAACTTTCATTTTTTTATTCTCATTAGAATTATTAATTTCTAAAAGAAGTTCAAGTTCAGAAAAAAGTTTCGCAACTTCATCATTTAATCTCCACATCAAAGGTATAATTTTTGTTGTTGTTTCAAAATCAGTTTTAAACGAATTAATTCTTAATAAATCATTATATTTTTTAGGATTGTCTGTTAATATTAAATTTAAAGTTTCTAGTTTTTTATTTTCTTCTCTTAATTTTTCATTTTCTTTAAATAAAGAAGACAATACAATTTCTATACTTTTAAAGTCATTTTTAGTTTTATTTTCTTCTTTTAATAAAAGGCTAATTTTCTTTTTGTCATCTCGTTTTAAGTTTTTTAACATATATAATTTTTTTATTGTATTTTTATTAAAATTACTATTAGTACTTTTTAAAATTTTTTCAATAGTTTTTATTGATAATTTACTTTCTTTTGAAAATTTATAAATACTGATATTTTCTAGTTTTAAATATCTTTCAACTATTTCTTTAATAGTGGTATTTTTATCTAAATTTTGTTTCATATTTACTACTACTCCTTTTTTACTTTTTTATATAAAAAAGTATAGCATTTTTATTTCTATTTTTCAAATATCACCCCTCAATCTTTTAATTTCTTCCAGCATCCAAAAATTAGTTTCTGTTTCTTTAAACTCATACTCTTCAAATACTTCATCATCTGATATTAGTAAATAACTAGCAAATAGATTTGCTTCATCTTCAAGTCTACTTTTTCTTAATATACTTGTATTATCTATTAAGAATTGATATTCACTTGATGAATGTAAAATAGCGTGTCCTAACTCGTGACAGCAAACTATTCTTTGGTCGAACTCACTTAAATTTGAATTTATGAATATGTACCTCCTTTTCAACACTTTTTTAAATAATCCCCTAACTTCCCCTAAATCTCTAAATATTACAGTTATTCCTAATGAATTAGCTAATTTAAAAGGGTTTCTTGTTCTATATTTTGCAATTAAATTTAAAACTCTTAGCTTTATATTCATTTAATCACCTGACTATTTCTTTTTTTTATTTTTTTGCTTCGCATCATAAAAAGCATCTTGAATAGCCAATAAAACCTTTTGCTTATCTTCTTCAGAAATATTTTCATCATTAAACATTAATGATGATTGTTCAACAATTTCTTTGAATTGCATTCTTCCTCTACTATCTAATTCTTTATATAGTGGATTTTTTAATATTTTAACACTAATATCCTTTGGCACTAAAACTGAGAAAAGTTCTTCTCTTTCTTGTTCGTCTAACTTTAAAGCTTTTGCAATTTTTTCAAGAGTTTCTAACCTACTCTTTTTGATTTTTCCTCTTTCAATATCTCCAATAGTTCCTTGCCCAACTCCTGAAATTTTAACTAATTCTTGTTGAGTTATTCCTTTTTTTTCTCTTAATTTTTTTAAAGTTATTGATAAGTCTGCCATAGTACACCACCTTTTCTCTTTATTTTTCAATATTATAAAATAAAAAACGTAAAAAATAAAATTTTTATTGACTTTTCACGTAAAACACGTTATAATAAATTATAAAATAAGTATGATTAAAAGAAAAGTAATTTTTTTTAAATAATTTTAACGTAAAAAACGTTAAAGAAACGGAGAAAATATGAAAACAATAGAACAAATAAAAACAAGAATAGAAGAATTAGAAAAAGAAATATCTTTCTTAGTATCAGATGCTAAGGAAGATGAAGATAGAAACTATATAACACTTAAAAAGGCTGAACTTAAATCATTGAAATGGGTTTTAGAAAACTAAGGAGGGAGTAAAGATGTTAGAAGCAAAAAACAGAAGACAATTAAAAAAACTTTTAGAGGATAAAACACTAAGAGTAATAGAAAGAAATATATCAGACAATGGTACTTACTTTAAGGAAGTATCAGATGGTTTTAGAGAGTTCTTAATCTCTCAAATCAAAGGTTTAGATGTTACTTACTATGAAAATGGTAAACAACATTTTAAACATGGGTATACATATTATTACATTGAAGAAAAAGCAAATATACCTGTAAAGGTAAAAACTGTAATACCTGAAAATGTAACTTGGAATTAAATAAATGGAGGAGTTCAAAAGCTCCTCCAAATGAAAGGGAGAGATAAAATGAAAAACTTCACACTAGAATTTACATCAGGACAATGGAATTTATATACAGAGGACAAAACAAAAGTAGGAGCAGAAGTATTAAAACAGTTTCCAGAATTAAAAGATTTAAGTTACTTAGAAGATGAGTATACATCAATAGTAGCTAGTTGGGATAGTACAGAAAAACAAGGCTATATAGATGTAGAAATAACAGCACCTAAAACTGAAAATACTTACACAATGAATGAAAAATATCACGAGTTTGGAACTTTTATAAAAGACTTAAAAGATTTAGAAAATGAAATTGAAATAGAAAAATTAAACATAACTGCTTGGGAATATGAAAAACAAGACCCATACGGAAGCAGAGGACTAAGCATAAGAGATTTTATATAGGGAGTGTAAAAGCTCCCTCTAAGGAGGAAAAAATGAAAGATTTATATTTTTTATCAGAAGAAACAAGATTAATATTTGGACTTGTGGAATTAGAGGCAAAAGCACAACTTGATTTTTTAGGAATAGACCAAAGCTATTACATTAATAAATCAAAAGCTAAAAATTGGTATGAAGAAACTAAAAGTAAATTACAAAATAGCGAACATCCTATGAAAGATGTAGCTATTGAAAATCTAAATAAACTTTATAAAGGAATGGGAGGGAAAATATGAGTTATATAGAAAAGGAAATTGGAGAAAGATTAATTGAAAGAATATATGAAAGAATAAACAATTCAAGAAAAAGAAACAAAGAAACAATAAAAGAGTGGAAAGAAAATGGATATCCTGTCAATAGTCTTAAAGGTTATGACAGAGGTCATATGGAAGCTTTAAAAATGATAGTGGAAGAGATAAGAGAATTGGAGGATGAATAAAATGCACTGTAAACAATTAAAAAAATACTGGAATAAAATACCTTTTCCAGCTGGAATAACACTTATGGAAGCTGTGGAAATAATAGAAAGATATATAGAAATGGAGGGGAAAAATGAAAAAGAAATTAAGAGAGCTTAGAAAGAAAAGAGATTTTGTAAGACACTATAAAGGAGGCTTTTCTATAAGTGTAGTAGAAAAAGGATTAACTTCCGTCTTTAAAAGAAAAAGTGTAAATGTAAAATTAAAGACAAATTATATGGGAAAATACAGAAATGTAAATAGATTAAAACATCATTTAAGTTTAGTATTAAAAGCTAAATCAAAGAAAAGAGCTGGTAAAAATGTCATATAATGAAGATTTTAAAAAGGCAAGTTTCAAAGATGTAATTAAATTTAAGATTAAATGGATAGTTATTAAAGTTATATGGATAGTTAAAATTATTTGGAAATGTGTTAATTATCCATTTGATAGATTAGAAGAAAAGATGTAGGAGGGAAAGATGATTTTAAATTTTAGAACATTAAAAGCAAGTGAAATAGATGTAAAACCACAAACAGTAAAGGAAAATGGATTTAGCTTATTGTTATACAAAAATGCTAGGGTTGATATGGATGTCTTAGATGAAACAGTAGGACCTATGAACTGGCAAAGAAAACATAGTAGAGAAAATGCAAATTGTATTGTATCTATTTATGATGAAGATAAAAAAATATGGGTAGAAAAAGAAGATACAGGAACTGAAAGTTTTACAGAAAAAGAAAAAGGACTTGCTTCAGATAGTTTCAAGAGAGCTTGTTTCAACTGGGGAATAGGTAGAGAACTTTATACATCACCATTTATATGGATAAGCGATAGCAAATATATTAAAAAGAATAAAGAGGGAAAATTATCATTAACAGATAAATTTTCAGTTAAAGAAATAACTGTTGTAGATAAAGTTATTACTGAACTTGAAATAATAGATAGTAAAGGAACAGTTGTATTTTCTACTAAATCTAAAAAAACAACTAAGAGAGAACAAGACAAAGCACAGGAATATTTGAACAGTAGAGCTGGAATGATAGAAAAATTAACTGAATATGTTACAGGAGAAAACCTTGAAAAAACTTTAAAACATTTTGGAGTAGAAGCATTTTGGCAGATGACAGATGAACAATTAAAAGAAGCTTGTCAAAAAATATTTAAGAAATAGGAGGATATAATGGCAAAATTTTATGATGTAGTTAATGACTATATAGAAAGAATGGAATATTTAGAACAAGGTATAAATGCAGAAACTGGGGAGATGTCAGATGATGGTACTCAATTAGCAATATGGACTGCTGAACTAACACAAGATTTAAAAGATAAATCTGCGAATGTAATAGCAGTTGTCAGAAATCAAGAGCTTACTATTGAGGCTCTTGATAATGAAATAGAAAGATTAAAAGCTATGAAAGATAGTATTAAAAAGAAGCTAGATAAATTTAAGACTTATATCAAAAGTTCAATGCTAGTGAATAATATTGAAAAGATAGAAACAACTATTGGAACAATTAAATTTACAAAATCTACATCTACAGAAATTTATGATGAAAGTTTAATTGATAGTAGATTTATAGAAGTTGTAACAACTGAAAAAATATCTAAGGAAAAGATTAAGGCTGCTCTAAAAGCTGGGGAAGAAGTTCAAGGAGCAAGACTTGTTGAAAATAAAAAATTAAAGATAGGATAGGAGGATAAAATGAGAAAAATAATTCAATTAAATGTAACTTTACCATATTACGAATTAATGTTTTCTATTGAAAAAGGAACATGGCAAATGGATTCTATGAATATAAAACCTGGAGAAAAAGTAAAAGAAATCAAAGAAGATATAAATATTGATGGGGGTTATGATTATACTGTTGTAATGGAAACAGGTAAAAATATAATATTTAAAGATTCACAACCTGGACTAATACTTATTTATGAAAAAGAAGAATAGGAGTAAATAAAATGGAGAAATTAGGATACACAAGACAAACACAAAAATTGATATACTGGTTGCTTGATGACTTTGCTAACTTTTGGCAAGGAAATGAAGCAGGAGCAAGACCATCATTTATAGAACTTGCATACACAAAAGAAGTTATGAAAGCTAAATTTGTAAAAGTCTATGATGGTTTTGATACCGTTAAAAATGCTCAGGCATTCCTAATTTCTTCTTTAATGAACAAAGATAATCTAACAGTGGAAGAACTAACAGAAAACGTTTTAAAAGCGTTACAGAGCCTAGCAATTCAAAATGGAGGCTTTAGCTTATCATTAAATGCTTTAACACAGAAGCAAGCTAATGATTTTGTTAAGTGGTTATTTGAAATGGCTATCTATTGGGAGATACCACTAAGACAAGAGATAAGAGATTTGTTTGCTGAAGACTATCAAGATACTTTTATATGGGTAACTCTCAAAAAAAAGATTTGTTGTATCTGTGGGAAGCCAGGAGAGCTACAACATTTTGATAGAGTTGGAAGCTCAGGCTATAAATCAGATACAGGGCTAAATTATAGAGTGATGTGTTTATGTAGAGAGCATCACAATGAAGCTGACAACTGTATAAGTAGAATGGACTTTATGAAGAAATATCATCTTGCTGGAATATATTTAAGTCCAGAACAAGTGAAAGAATTAAAGAAAGTGTATAAAGGGCACTTTCAAGCATTTAAGGAGGAAAAATGAAAGTAAAAATAATTTTAGAATTTAATCCAGGTGATTTAGAAAATAGTATAAATAAATTTTTAAAAAGTCAAAAAATAAAACTTGTTGATATTAAATTTGGTGGAATTCAAGATTGTGCAGTTTTAATAATTTATGAAGAAATTTAGAAATTAGATTATTAACTATTTCTATTTTGGAAACAGCCAGAAAATACATAGGTTTAACGTATTGCTGACATCGGGAAGATGTTCAATTATAAGGAGGAGAGATGAAGTATATAAAATTTGAATTTGGAAATGGACTTTACGATTTGATAAATGTTGAAAAAGTTAAAAGATTTGTTGTATGGGAAAATAGAATAGATGTTATTTATAGTGATGGCGATGGTTGTGGCTATGATATTAATAGATACATTTATGTAAAAGAAAATGAAGATTCTAATTCAACAAGATTGAATAATTTTGAAGAAGTAAAAGAAAAACTTTTAAAATTGTGTGATGATTGATATGAATGCCAAAAATAAAAAAGAAATGGAAATTTTTTATAAAAAAGCTTTAAAGAAAATATTAAGCTTTAAGGCTAGTGAACTTAGCACAGTTGAATTTGAGCAAGTAAAAAGAAATTCAGAGAAATTAGAAGTTTATAGATTTGTGAGGAGGAAGTAATGGAATTCTTAAAAAAATTAAAAAATGGAAATTTTGAAATTGATAGAGAAACTTTAGAAGAATTATTAAAATCACATTATATGTTTCAAGCGTTGCAAGGAGCAAAAATTGATAAATGGGAATGGTACTATGATGCTAGAAGAAATTATTTGGAAGAGGCATCTCTTGGTGTAGAAGAGCCTTTTGAAAGTATTGATGAATTAGTAAATTTTCAAATAAATTCAATAGAATAATGGAGGAATAATGGGAAAAGAAAATGTATTGGAGATAGAATATCAAGAAGTATTTGATGAAGTTGCAGTAAGAATTAAACATCAAAATTTTGAAATGTTAAAAAGAGGAGAATTTTATGATGAAGAAATAGGAGTAGAAAGTTTTTTAGTACCAGAATATATTAAGGATGATAATAAGTTATACATACAAGGTGAAGAAGAAAGTAAAGATAGCAGAATATTTTTAATTGATAAAGAAGATTTAAAAAATATATTAGAAATAGTAAATAAAATAAATAAAAAATATGGAATACCTAAGAGATGGAGAGTAGAAAAAGGAAAAAAATATTATTTTTTAAATACTGAATGCGAAATTCGGAATATATGGGAAGACAAAACTAAAGAAGATGAAACAAGATATAATCTTGGAAACTACTTCAAAACAGAAGAAGAAGCACAAAAAGTAAAAGAAGAACTAGACAAGTTCTGGGCTAAGGTAAGAGCAGGAGAGATTGGAAATGATTAAAGTAATAAATAAAAATAGCGAAGAAAAAGAAAAAATTAATTATAGACATTTAGGTAATTTTTGTAATAGTTGTGACAATAAAGGTGGAAGTAATCTTTTAATAATAAGACAAGATGGTGGAACAGGTGGAACAATAATAAATTTGTGTGATAAATGTTTACAAGAACTAAAAAAGAAAATAGAAGATTTGGAGTGATGAAAATGTGGAGAGATAAAGAAAGTAAAAAGATAGTTTATTTACAAAAAGTTGAATTTTGTCTTATAGATAAAAATGGACAGATTAAAAAAGTTTTTAGAGAAGATAAATTTTATAACTGTGAGTCTTGGTTATATGGAAAAGAAACGACATTAGAGGAGTTGAAAAGATTAGCATATTGGGAGGAAGAAGATGAGAGAGATTAAATTTAGAGCTTGGGATAGATTTAAGCAAAGATGGAGCAATTATAAAATTAATGATGATACAGTATATTTTATGGATAAAAACACTGGCGTTTGGTATGGAAGCTATAACAAAAGATATAAAGATTTTAATTTAATGCAATACACAGGATTAAAAGATATGAGGGGAAAAGAAATCTATGAGGGAGATGTTCTTTTTGAAAGTTTTGGAGAAAGATATTACAAAGTTGTTTTTGAAAATGGAAGTTTTAGAGCAGAATTTGAGGGAGATTTTGAAGAGTATTCTTTTGATTTGATTGATGTTGTTGCACAAGGTTGTGAAGTCGTAGGGAATATTTATGAAAACCCTGAATTGATAAAGGAAGTGAGATAATGGAATTTAAAAGACCTAAAAATTTTGAAGATATACTTGAATTACAGAAGTATCAAGATAAGAGAATAATAAGCAATAAACTTAGACTGTTAGAACATATAAAAAAGAGTTTGATTGCAGAATGTATAGAGTTTGATGAAGAAACTAAGGACACACATAAGACTTGGAAACCTCATATTTATAACAAAGAAAAAGAACTAGAGGAATTGGTAGATATTTGGTTTTTTATGGCCCAATTAGTAAATTATGCTGAAAGTATTGGACATATCAGTATACAAGAAGTTACAAGATTAGGTAATTTTTTCAAAGATGATAATATTTACACTGACAAAAATATAAGTGTTTTAACAATAATTTTTAATTTAAGAAGTCCAAAAATGCATTATGATTGGTTAAAATTTTTAATTATAGATTTAATGAATTTATCTAATCATTATGGATATACAACTAAAGATATATTAGATGGATACTGGAAGAAACTAAATTATAACCTTAATGAAAGAATTGGAAAGGAGTGGAACTAATGACAGGACAAGATTTTTTAGCTTTATCAAGTGCAATTGAAGAAATAAAAAGTTGGATAGAACCACATAGCATAGAATTAAAAATAGATGAAGATACAGAAATACAGTCTTCTAGTAAAGAAGAAAGTTATTTAAAAATTGAAATAGATGGCTATAAATTAGAATTAATGGTAAAAGATAGTTATGTTTATATAAATCATTCAGATACTTCTTGTTTTGAACTTTTATCAGAAGTAGAATTTTGGAAGCAAATGTATTTTGCTAGTAATAGCTAGGAGTGTAAAAATGGATAACTTAACATATAATGCTGCTGATATTGCTAGAATGTTAAATCGTTCTCCAGCAACTGCATAAAAATTGAAATTTAAAGTATGAGGTGGTAAAATGGAAATACCAAAAGACAAAATATTAATAAACCCACAAGAAGTTATGGCATTAACTGGGCTAGAATATGATTGTGCTTGTAAGATTATAAGAGAACTTAACGAAGAATTAAAAGCAAAAGGATATAGGACCATAAGAGGAAAAATCTTAAAAGACTATTTATTTGAAAGGCTTGGTGGTAATTATGCCAGCATATAAAGATGATAAAACAGGGAAGTGGGAAGCCCTGTTTTATTATACGGATTATAAGAATGAAAGGAGGAAGAAACACAGGAGAGGCTTTAACACTAAAAGAGAAGCCCTTGAATTTGAAAGAGAATTTTTGGCACAGAGCCAATTTTCTATTGAGATGACCTTTAAATCTTTATATTCACTTTATCACAATGATATGGAAATCAGAATTAAAAAAACAACTATGGAAACGAAAGAATATATAGTTAATACTAAAATTCTGCCATTCTTTGAAAAAATGAAAGTTAAGGATATAAAGCCAATTCATATTAGAAAATGGCAAACAGATTTACTTAAAATGGAATATTCAAAAACATATTTAAAAACTATCTATAATCAATTAACAGCTATATTTAACTATGCTATAAGATTTCATAATCTTGATAAAAATCCTTGTCATATTGCTGGAAGCATAGGAAAAAAAGACGCTGATGAAATGCAAATATTGTCTTTACAAGAATTTAATAAAATGATAGACTGTGTTACAGATAAAGAAAATAAGTTTTTTTATATCATTTTATTCTGGACAGGAATGAGAAAAGGAGAACTTTTAGCACTAACTTATGAAGATGTGGACTTTGAAAATAAAACAATTATGATAAATAAAAATTTTCAAATTGTAAAAAAAGAAAAGTTAATAACAGATCCAAAAACTCCAAGAGGCAGAAGAGTCATCGCAGTAAATGATATTGTATTGAATTGTATTAAGGAGTTATGGAGTACCTCTTATAAACCTAATAAAACTGACAAGATATTTTATTTGTCTAAAGATTCTTTAAAAAGACAATTAGATACTGCTTGCAAAAAGGCAGGAGTTCCAAGAATAAGAGTCCACGATTTAAGACATAGCCACGCAAGTTATTTATTATCTAATGGAGTAAATATTGTTATCCTTAGCAGAAGACTAGGACATGAAAAGGTACAAACTACTTTAAATATTTACTGTCATATTTGCCCTAGTTCAGAAGATAGATTAAATGATGTGTTGAATGGTTAGACTGGTTCTAATTTGGTTCTAAAAAACTTTAAAGACAAAATTTTTAAGTAGATTTTGTAAACTGTATAAAGTTAAAACAAAAGAAAACAAGGTGCTAAAAATTCTATAAAATAGAGTGGGAATAAGAAAAAAACTTATTGTAAATTAGAAAAAATAATATTTTAAAATTTTATTGGACTTAATTTGAAATTAAAATAAATGGTGTTAGTAGGAAATTCTATTAACACCATTTTTATTATATAACCTTATAATAATTCTTATCCTAAAATCTAAATCCAAATAATGTTCCACTATAATCTTCTGAATCATTTAATTTTAATATTATATTTTTTTCTAGTAATTTATATATATTTTTTTCAGAAACTTCATCATAGATGGCTGTTGTTATATATTGAATATTAAATTTATTACATAAATCTTCTACTAATTCTAAATAAGATTTTTTTAAACGAAGATCAACAGCTTCTATTGAAGCATCATGGAACAAAAATTGGAAGAATTTTTTGTTAGATTGAATATATCCAGTAACAATAGATAAATCTAAACAACATTTTATATGTTTATTATAACTGTTTCCATCATTTTCTGCTGTAACTTTACCACTTTTAACAGAATATAAGTTTATTTTGAAATCTGGATATCCATTAAGATTTGGATATAGTAGAATATCTCCTCTTAAATCATATAAGACTTTATTTGTATATTCTGAAAAAAAATTTTTTATATTATCTGATAAAATATTTGTATTTGAATTAAAATTTTTTCTTATCTCATTTGCACATTTATTGATATCAGTTATAATTTGATCTTCCCTTTCTTTTAAATCTATATTTTTTTGCATAATTTCAAGTTCTCTTGATATTTTAGCTTCTTCTAATTCATATTTTTTTAATTCATCATTATGAGAAAGAATTTTTAGAATCATATTATTATTTTCCAAAATTTTAATTGCATTTTTTTGTTCTTCATTTTTCTTTTTTAATTCTTCTTCTATTCTTACTAATTCTTTTTCCTTTTCTTCTAAAATATTATTTAAACTCTTTATTCTTTCTTTTGAAATTTGCTCATTAAATTTGATTAAATCCTTATAATCTTTTATTATATCCTTTCCAAAGTATATTTTGGCTTCTTTATAAAGCATTTCAATTTCTGAAATATCCATAGTATTAATTTCTTTACCTATATTTTGTCTAATATTTTGAATATCATATTGTAAATTATATCTTATAGTATTTAATTTAGAGATTTCATTGAGAATATTTTTTACTAATTCATCTGTTATACTTTTATCTATTTCATTATAATTATATTTTTCTAAATCAGATTTTAAAAGTTTTATTTTTTCTTCATATATTCTCTGAATACTCTTCTTTTCTTCTAATTCTCTAAAATATTTATCATTATAGTCAGATAATTGTATGTCAATCTCTTCTTTTTCTTTTCTTAATTTTAACATTTCATAAGTAGTTTTGTATCCATAACCAAATAATTCCATTATATATGGTTTCCACTGAATATCTCCTACTTCATTTTTTCTAAAATCAAAGCTATAATCTTCTTGTGTTCTTAGTATAAATTTTAAAAACTTTCTATAATCACTTTTTAAATCAAAATTAAATAATTTATTCAACTCATTTTTAGCAATATCTAATTTAATATCTTTAAAATCCCAATCTTCAAAATCTATAAAATCTTGATTTTTTTCATTGTGAATTTGTAAGGAGATTTTAGGATTTTTAACACTTCTTTTTATTGTTACAAAACCTTTATCTAATTCAACTTCTAGAAAAAATTCAAATCCTTTAAAAATTTCTTCTTTTGATTTTCCATTAAAAAAGTGAGATGAACTTTTTAATAGCATATAGTCTACTATCTCTATAAGAGTTGTTTTTCCTAGATTATGAGTATCATTTTTGTTTTTATTATCAACATTTCCCAATATAAGATTAAACCCTTCTTTAAAATAAACTGTTTTAAATCTTTTATCATTACAATATAATTTACTTAGTTTCATTTTATCAACTCCACTAAATCCCCTTTTAACTTATAATTTATCTTATTTAAAAGGAATAAAAAATTTAATGCTGGAGGTAGTACATATCCTGTATCATCTCCATATTCTTTTTCTAATTTTTCAAATAATTCTGTATATTTCATCTTATTTTTATTGTTTTCATATAAATTTTTTAGTATTTTTGCCCCTATTTTTAAAGTACAACTATTTAAGTCCATAAATTTATCTGGAATCAAATACATAGTTTCACACCTCCATTTTATTTATCTTTATCTAAATCACATATAAAATAAGCATAACATAAAAATATTGTGACCAAATCTGTATCATAGTTTTCTAATTCTTCTAAATATCTACTTCTCATTTTATCATTTATTTCACAAAAAAACCATAAAATACTATCTATATTTTTTTCATAACTTTTAAATGTCAAGTTCAAATTTGCTATTAATTCATGGTAGCTTTTTTTATATTTAATATTTCTTGGATTTTGGTAAAATTTATCAAAATCATCTTTGTATGGGGATACTCTATCACAAATTTTTTTTTCATAATCTTCCTGTGATATATTATGTCTTTCATTTTTATTTCTATTATCAACATCTCTAATTATTTCTGTTCTTTTGGGAATAATACTCTCATCTTCTTCATTTTTATTAAATTCATCATTTAATAAATCTAACATATTTTTAAAATGAGATAAATTAAATGTAAACTTTACAGAATTTGATAGATAATTATTAATTATCTTATCTCCAATATACATATCTCCTTCTACTGTACTATTATCTAATTTTATATTATTATTACTATTTTTTTTGTCCATCATTTTTATCACCTATATGAAAATTTCCATTTATAGTTGTATCTTTAAATTTAATCTTATTTCCAGAATTTTTATTTTCTGAATCTGATTTTTTAAATAAATAGATAATTAATACTATTATTAAAATAACTACTATTATTATTTTTATAGGCATTGGTAAACTTAGTATAAAAGATTTTAATATTTCAACTATTTCTTCCATTTTTTCCCCCTCAATTAGTTTTTATAATTTTATTATATCATAATTTGAAATAATATTGTATATTATTTACATTACTTTAAAACTTTATTCATAACTTTTAATCAACTTTTTTACTATTAATCGATACAAGTTGTAAACTATTTTATCAATTTCATTTTCTACTCTCATAAGCAATCTATAATGAGTCCAAGCTAATTTTTTGAAAAATTAAATAAAATTTTCTCATATTCTTCAAATTAGCAACTGTAAAGCCTTTTCCAAATTCTTTTGTCATCTTTTTTGAAAGATTTTTTATTAAAGCTATACCCATTTTATATACTGTTATTTCTTGCTTGCTTTAAAATACTTTTAATTTCTTTGTAAATACTATCTTCAATTTCCAACATAAAATCCTTCTATAAATATTTATCACTTCAAAAAGTTCATAACAACCCTAACCATTATTTCCTTTGGTCTTGATTCAGAGCTAATAGCAAAATGATTGCCACTTCAACAAAAATATATAGATATACTAATTCCTATTCTTTTATAAACATCTATAATAAATAGAAAAATATCTATTCCTCAACAATTTTCTTAAATTCCTCCAAAGAAGGTAAAATAGTTGTATATCTACTAGCAAATATTTGATTATTATCCTTTGGAAGAGTTAATTTAACTAAAGTATCATTTTTATCTTTACATATTATAATTCCAATAGTATCATTCTCATCAGGAAGTTTTACACATCTATCATAATAGTTTACATACATTTGCATTTGTCCTAGATCTTGATGAGTTACCTCTCCAATTTTTAAATCTATTAAAACAAAACATTTCAACAGTCTATTATAAAAAACTAAATCTACTCTAAAATGTCTTTCATCAAAAGTAAATCTGACCTGTCTACCTACAAAAGTAAAACCTTTTCCTAATTCTAGTAGGAACATCTCTAATTTATCTATTATTTCTGTTTCTAATTTATTTTCAGAATAATCACTTTTTTCATCTAATCCAAGAAATTCTAAAATATATGGATCTTTTATAATATCTTCTGGTTTCTCTATAATTTGACCTTTAACTGCTAATTCTTTAACTTTTTCTTTATCTTTACTTAAAACTAATCTTTCATATAAAGCTGAATTTACTTGTCTTTTTAATTCTCTTAAACTCCAATTATTTTGAATAGCTTCTATTTCATAGAAATTTCTAGTACTTATATTTTCTATTCTCATTAAAATAAGATAATGAGACCAACTTAATTTGAATTCCGCAGACAGTGTCTGGGGAATTGAGTATCTAACATAAAATGTTCTCATTTGCTCTAAATTCCTTTGAGAAAAACCCTTTCCAAATTCTTTAGTTAATTTTTTAGAAAGTATTCTTATTAAATTTTTTCCATACTCAGCTCTTTTATTTCCATTTTGTTCTTCTTCTACTATTCTTTTTCCAATTAAAAAATAAGTTTTTGTCATTGTAGAATTTACATTTGATATTATATTTTGTCTAGCTTTATGAAGTAAATCATGTATTTCTTGATAAATATCTTTTTTTATTTCAGCTTTCATAATTTTACTCCTCTCTTAGCCTTACCAATTATTATTTTATCTATCTTTTTATTATATCATATATAAGATACTATTTCAATTTAAAAAATGGTATTGATAAATTTCTTACACCAATACCATTTACTATACTAACAATTAAGCCAGTTCATATTTAATTTTTACTTTTTTACCTTTGAATGCTAGTCCTATTCTATAGATTTTATCTATTCCTGACTCCTTAATGCCTACATCATATTGTTTCTCTTTTATTTGTTTTAAGGCTTCTTCTGCTTTACTTTCTAGCCCTTTTATTGTTTTTGATACTTTAAATTCAAATACAAAAGCTGGCTTTTTCTTATCAAGTGGTAAAAGTAAGATATCATATCTGCCTTGTCCTCTTTCTCCATTTGATTTTACTTCATACTTATCTCTTAACCAGATTAACATTCCCAATAAAAAAGTATGATATACACTTTCAGCTTTTAAATCATGGAAACTTGTATTTATTAAAAATATTTCTTCTAACATTCTTCCAAATTCTTCTATATTACCTTCTAGTAAAGTTCTCATTATTGGATTGAAATAATTTGAACCAATCAAATATTTATCTATAAAGCCTTTTTTGAAAAATGTTTGTATCTCATAGTTTGGTATAGTCAATAAATACTCATCATCTTCTAATTTTTGATTCAATTTTAGATAACCATTATAGACCATTAATTGCCATATTCCATTATATCTTTCTAATTCTTCAAAAGTGAAAAATGGACTTATTTCTTTTTTTATCTCTTTACCTTCAAATAACTTTTCTAAACAATTAAATACATCCATATTAGCAACACTTAAATTCTCATAGATTAAAGCATTGTCTGATGTATTTACCCAATAAGCTTGTAATTTACCATTAGATAGATAATTTAGTATAGACCAAGGATTATATATCTCTTTTTCTCCAAACTTATAGCCGTCATACCATTTTTTAACTTCTTCTATTTGATAGTCCATTTTAAAATATTTTAAGGCTGCTTCCACTTCTTCTTCACTCAACCCAAAAAATGTTTCAAACTTATCTTTTAAAATATTATAAGTTATTACATTATTTAATCCTGAGAATATTCCTTCTTTTGCTACTTGAACTATACCTGTTAATACTGCTATTTTTAAATATGGATTTGTTTTCAAAGCTGTACTGAAGAAATCTCTAAAGAAATTTATTGAATCTTTATAGTAATTAAATGTATTTGCAACTATTAGAGGATTATCATATTCATCTATTAATAACACAACTTCTTTTTGATAATATGTATGTAAATATTTTGTTAAATTTCTTAATGCCCTTCCATATTCAGCATCTTCTGTTTTCATTAGAATTTTATCATACTCTTCTTTTTCTATATCACTTAACTTTTCTTTAACATAACTATGTTCTTCATAAACTTCTCTTAAAAGTGCTTTTAACTCAAAAAAGGCATCTTCCCAAGTATTTTTCTTTAAATCTTTTAATGAGATAAATATTACAGGATATTGTCCCTGTTCTTTAAAATATTCTGATTTCTCTATATATAAATCTTTAAATAATTTTCTATTTTCTTCAGCATTCTTTACATCAAAAAAATACTTTAATGTGCTCATATTTAAAGTTTTTCCAAATCTTCTTGGTCTAGTAAATAATTTTATTTTTGTCCTATCTTTTAATAGTTCTTCTATCCAATTTGTTTTATCAAAATAATAACAATCTTCTTTTATTATTTCTTTAAAGTCATCTATTCCTAAACCTATTCCTTTTTTCATAGAAGCTCCCTTTCATTATTTTTTTCTTAATATATTCTATCATATTTATAAAATTTTAACAAAAAAAGAGAATCTTCTTAAGATTTCTCTCAAAAAATTCTCTAAAACTACGCCAAAACTCGCTAAAGTAAGCATATTAAATAATAAATGGAGTACTCCACCGTGCATAAACATATGGCTAATAATCTGCCAAGTATAAAAATTTGGCGATAGCGGAAAATATGCTGACAATAAATCATTCAAAGAAGGAATAATCTGTGATAATATAAACAAACCTATATTTATGAAAATAATATTCCTCGTAATCGGTGTAAGATTCTGAAACATTTTTTATATTTAATTGTTATACAACTTATTCAAACATTACTTTAAGCTCTTCCAATGGCAACTCTACAAAACAAACTTTACCAGTAGAAGAATACTGAGGGAATCCCAAAGCTATGAATTCTTTCACAAGATTCTCCACATCTTTTTTATGCAAAAAATCAAATCTTGATTTATAACTTAATTTAGACAATTGCTTGTCATAAAAACTGAAAAATTCTTCCTCGGAAAAGAACTCTTTCTCCACAAAGACACACTCCAAAAGATACATTACTTGTGTTTCCTTCAATCCCTCAGGAATGGCATCTATACGAAGTACATTCTCCTCACCTAGAATCATTTCAAAACCTAATTTATCCAAATAATCCGCAATAGATAGATATTGATGTTTCTCCGTATCACTCAAATAATACTCCAAAGAGTAGAGTAATGTCTGCTTTACAAAGCTCCGTTTCTGCTCACTTTTTTGCTGAGAATAGATCACCCCATACATTCTAGAAGGGTCTATCATTTTCACATTTT